AGGTCCTGGTGGATGGTACATTGAAAATTCGTTGACTACACTCAACAAGAAAGACCCTGTGTCTGAACACAATAGCATCCTTTGGAACTCTGGTTCTGATGCTAACAAAGATATTGCACGTAAACAAAAGCGTAAGTTGCAGTATATCGCAAACATCTATGTTATCAAGGATCCTGCAAATCCTGATAATGACGGAACAGTTAAATTGTTCAAATTCGGTAAGAAGATTTTCGACAAGTTGAATGACTTGATGAATCCTGAGTTTGAAGATGAAACTCCTGTCAACCCATTCGACCTTTGGGAAGGTGCGAACTTCAAATTGAAGATTCGTAAAGTTGAAGGTTATCAGAACTATGATAAGTCTGAATTTGAATCACCAGCACCATTGTCTGGCGATGAAGATGACTTAGAACGTATCTGGAAGCAAGAGTTTAGTTTGTCTGAATTCTTAAGCGAAAAGAATTTCAAGTCTTATGATGAATTGAAAGCACGTTTGAACAAAGTGCTTGGGCTTGAAGATGGTTCTGCTGGAGATAATTATTACTCTACTAAACCTAATGTACCAGTTACTGCTTCAGAAAAACCTGCATCATCACCTGCTAAGAAAACTACAGTAGCAGACTTAGTTGATGATGATGAAGATTTGAGTTATTTTGAAAAACTCGCTGAAGATTAATATTTCGTAATCTCCTTTGTGACTTTGGGGAAGCAATAAAATGCTTCCCTTTTTTTATGCAGGCAATGCAGTATTCACATCAGCATCTCTAATAGCGTTTCTAGATTTGCTTAACAGACTTGTGTAGTATGTGTTAACAGATTGATTGTTTGTCTGGCTGTTATCTGCATTCGTAACAACATTCACGTTACCTGTTGTTCCTGTTGTACCTGTTGTTGCGGCAACAGATGTGCCACCAGTGATAGTTCCTGAAGTTGTTGACAATGTTGGTGTTACTATATCAGCTAAGTCAATACCATTATTGTTAGTATCGTAAATTACTTTACCATTCTTATCAATCATTAATGCATTAGCATCATAGACTTTTTGTTTGACTTGAGTTGTGAAACCAGTATCATCAGTAACACTTACCATTTTTTCTGTAAATGGAGCCTCAACATACTTGCCTTCTTTTGCACTCCAAATCATTGGCGGAGTTGCCGCATTATATTCATCTGCACCAACTGCGGCTTGAGGTGTATGCGCCCTGCCTTCTAAGATAAGCGCATCTTGTGCGGGAGTAGCGCCAAACACACCTTGTTCTTTCGTAACATCAATTTTATTAGTACCAGTACTCAATTCTTTAATTAAACCTTTTGATACTGTACCATAAGTTTTAGAATTTAATATCTTAGATGCTTTATCAATAGCATCTGTTTTAGCCGCATAGGCGGTTTTGAAAGCATCTGCAACATGTTTAACAATTTGTGATGCCGCTTTTCCTGCTGAGAAATCTTTTCCTGGTGCGCCCAATGCTAAATCATTTCCGGAAGATGTTGGATCACCTGTTCGTAAACTAATCGTTACATTATTCTTATCAATCGTACACATAATAAAATCAAATGGAGATTGTTCTTTTGTTTGAACTTCTGCTTCTTTAGCCGCATTAAATCCAACCCTAATCATAGAGTCTGCAAAATCAACCCATCCTTGTGGAGTCGCTTCTCTTGGCGCTTGTAAATCTGTGATAGCACCAATGTTGTTATTTCCTCTAACACGAATGATACGCCAGATTTGAGGATTTGGTTGTGGAGGAGAACTGCCACCACCACCAAATAGTCCTCCAACAAAACCACCTAAGAATCCACCAACGATTCCCCCAATACCAGGAAGAATCATATTACCAATTGCTTGACCAATGTAAACACCAGCGGCTGTTGTGGCGGCACCTGCTATGTCGCCTTTAAATAATTTTATAACAGCACCTGCATAAGGCAATGCTTCACTTATGAATTCAAATCCTGGAAGAAGTGATGTTGCACTCTCGGCACCTTTTTTGACAACTTCACCACCCGTCATGGCGGCGCCCAGATCGGCATCAGCCGCATCAATAGCATTAAAATATGCTTTCTGTCCTTCAGTATATCCACCAGCCCATGATGGTGCGGCCATTTGATAACTGTTTTGTAAACTAGATAATCCACCGCTAAAACTTTGACCTATTTCTGTACCTTTGAATAAATCAAATGCTTTACCACCAACATATGATAGTCCTTTATTAACTGCAAAAGATGCAAGCATACCCATGTATGGATTTTTAATTCCAAGGGACTGAACAATTTTGGACGTGACGGCAGACTTACCTAAATCGAGAGCCATGTTACCAACCTCAGCAAGAGGTCCACCTCCGCTAAAGAATCCTCCGCTACCTCCACCACCGCCAATAGAAATATTTGTTCCGCTACCAGTTGTTGCTCTAGATTCTAGAAGCCTGTTAGTTAATATCTGCTGTTCATATTGTGATTCACTAACCATTTTCTGTGCAATGGCTCTTTCTTCACTACCTTTTTCTGCATCTAAAAATCTTTGTCTTGAATCTATCTCTGATTGTTTTGCAACATTAAGTTGTTCTGCAATAGTTTTTGTTTGTTCGGGCATGTTATCTTTAATAACAACCATGCCATCTTTGTTCAATTGCAAGTATGGATTATTCTGTGCGGCCGCCTGCAATGTACCTGTTGAAGGCATTCCGGGTCCCGACATTCCTGTGGGCATACCGCCATACTGTCCATTGAATCCACCGAACGCACCCATCGTTTTCATTCGTGGATCCATGTTAGGCATGTTAAGTGGACTAGTTCCTAATGCACTATCAATGGGCGCCATCATCGATGAACCCAATACATTCGCCATGTAGCTGATACCTTCTTGTGGAGATGCGAAACCATATTTCGCAAATATAGTTTCAGGTCCAAGTGCAACTTGACCTCCACTCACACCATAGATAATTTGTTCAAGCGCAGTTAACTTACCTTGTTGTGTTCCTTTAGCAAGGTTGCCTAAAATCTGTCCACCAAGAATATTTGCTTGGTCAGAATTCATTCCCATCGAACCAAAAATACCTTGTGCTACAGACCTAGCACCAACTTCCATATAGCCTGTTGCGGCTTTACTGAAGATTTGTCCGAATGCAGGACCATACTGCTTACCAAATATTGATGTTCCGAGTTTAGTAAGTGCTGGTGTTAGACCCAACATTTTGTTAAGTTGTTCACCTCTGTACAATTGTCCTGATGCTGTTCGTTGACTAACATTCTTATATCCACCTGGATACAATGCATTCATTAATGTTCCAGAAATAGTTTTAGTTAACTGTCTCTGTAAACTATCAGTGAATGTTTTATTTGTTCTAGCTAGAATATCTTCAGGTGTTTTAAATTTACCTTTAGACATTGTAATTCGATTACTCTTAACTTCATTGGCAGTAAGACGAGTGTTCTCTTTGATACCGCCTAATTCTTTAAGAACTTCTTGAGTGCGTTTATTAGTCTCACGTTCTGTATAGTATCCTTTAGCCGATACTTTACGCAAATATGACTCTACCCATACTGGAGTTTTGTCCTGCATTGACTCTGCTACAGATGCATCACCCATTTCAATCAATGGTGTTGTTGAAGTTTTTACAGCCGAGGTATCATCAGCTACAACAGGAGTTACAGGTTTTATTTCTATTGACTTTGCAGTTGCGCTGACTTTTTCTAATGCGGCTTTTGCTTCAGGATTTTCTCCTGCGACTTTAGTTGCAATTGCTTTTGCTTCTTCTTCAGTCTTACCTTCTTTCAATGCTTTGTAATATGCTGTTACTGCATTGTCAGTTAATTTTTTATTTGCTTGTGCGGCAAAACCAGGAACACGTTGTGCTTTTGTTGGATCAAAATTTCCACGTTTAGCATCGCCTTGGGGTGCACCGCTAGGCGCTTTAGCTGGAGCCTCAGGAGTAGTTTCTTTGTTTGCTTCTCCAAATTTAATAAACGTTCTAGGGTTGACTGGACTTCCACCACGTTTTAATGAGAAGTGTAAGTGTGGTCCTGTTGAATGTCCAGTGCTACCAACAAAACCAATAACATCACCAATCTTTACGTTCTGACCAACTTTTTGTGTTAAGCCAGCGGATAGATGACAATATGCTGAAGTCATTCCGTTGCGATGGTCTACTATTGCAAATGTACCAGCAGTTTTATTTTCACTCACTTGTACAAGAATACCATCAGCGGCCGCAACAACGTAATTACCCATACCGACTGCTAAGTCGATACCATCATGCTTGGCACTTCTTAATGAACTTTTTTCTCCAAATTCGCTACTAACTCTATAAGGAACAGTAAGAGGAACTCTCCATAAAAGTCCTGAAGTTTTATTTGCGCCAGTTTGTGCAGTTTCTGATTTTGGTGAGTTTGCATTACCTTTTGTATTTTCAGATGTATCTGGACCAACACCTGTAGCATTGCCCATTGCGTCATACTCCATAGGAGCATTAGGTGGTTTGTTTGCGTTTTTCTTTGCGTTTTTCTTCCAAGACTTTTCACCCAAATCTATCAAACTACTACCGGCTTCAGCAACGTCTGCGGCTAATAATGCCCAACCAACGTAAGGTATAAATCTTGAACCAATCTTACCTGCAATTCTTGCACCTGTTCCAAGTACGCCTCCAATTTTTCCTAGCGTACCTCCTGGTCCACCAAATAGCAAAGCCGCAGATAATACTAACTCCGCAATGAATGCTTTTAATTTGTTTTTAATTCCTAGTAATGCACCCATAACAACTGTGCCTAACATTCCACCTAAAGCATTACCAAGTATGTTAGATAATAGTCCACCTAGTCCACCGCCGGCGCCGGCGGCCGCATCTGCGCCAGCCTTTGGTCCTCCACCCATTCCTGAATTTTTAATTGCATCAATGAGTGCTTGATTCTGTTGTGCTTGTTCTCTAGCCTTTTCTTCGTCAAACATCATTTTATATTTTTCAGCTTGAGCAGATGCGCTTGCAACATTAGCCGCAGTAGCAGTATTAGCATTTATTTGTGCTAACAGGTGAATCATATGTGGAAATGGATTCCCTCCTAATGGTGAAGACACAACAGGAGTTTCAACAGGAGTTTTTGATGGCTCCTGTGCAAGAGCCGCTTTAGCTTGTTCAATACTATTTGCTTTTTTACTTAGCGCAGAAAATGCGCCGGTAGCGGCAACAAGTCCTGGCATCTCAGAGAGTGCGGCACCCTTGAGTCCATAACCAAAGCCTTTGACTATACCGCCAGCAGTTTGCTTAAGCGTGTCTCCTAGTGCGGCTCTGTAGTTGCCTATTGTTGCCATTATTGATTACCCTCTGTCGAATACAGAGTCTGGATCGGGTTCAGCAAATTTTGCTGATTTTCCAGTTGCTGGTTTTGAGTTAAAGCTAGACGTTGGCGCTCCAAAGCCTGAACTGCTATTAAAGCCGCCCGTTGATGCTGGTGAACCAAAACTGCTTGATGCTCCGAATCCTCCTGCTGAAGGTGAGCCAAATGTTGTTGTGACGCTTTGTGCCACGGGTTGCATTCCGCCATTGTTTGCTCCGGCTAGTTTTTCTTGTGTACGTCCGAAAGCCGCAACACCAATAATAGCACCCATAGAGAGGTGAAATAAACCTGCGCCCTGCAAGGTGATTGGTTGCCATGCAGTCACAGGTTGTTTCAATGCGGCTTGTAGTATAGACCATAATATAGGAAAGAGAATGAAGTCTGTTACGCATGTTAACATATAAATCCAACCCATCATTGGACGCCATTTTGAATTCATCCAATCTTCTTTTTTCTGTTCACTTTCACTTAATTTAATATACTCTTTTTGTGTAGTCATTACTATCAGCCCCTTCTTTGCGCTTGATTTTGTTGTTGTATTCTGTCATTTTCTTCTTCTATATGTTGACTTAATAACATTATGTAAATATCACGCTCAAAAGGAATCATGTCTTCCAAATCACTCAAACTGTATTTATGATGTTGCATTAATGCAAAATTAGTCTTATAATAGTTTGCTAAACTATCATGCCCCATCACAATGCGAAAAAATTTCCCATTCCCTCCAAGGTAACTTCATCGTCACAACCGCAACCTGTACATTTCCAATTAATTGTGTGCTTCAATTTTGGCATTGTTTCAAAGAAGTTCATTACAGTTTTGAATTGTTCTTGTGAAAGACTATCTACAAATTCTTGCAATTCAAGTAATGTAGAATCTTCTTTTTTATAGATTTCTTCTTTATCGTAGATGTAATCAATACATGAAATTAACATTTTAACTGCAACATCTAATTGACTCAAATTGTCGGTATCAATTTCAGTAAAATCTGCTGTTGGATATTTTAATTTAATACCTAAGCCTGTCTCTTCATCGATGATGATTTTGTCTGTGTGAGTAATAGTTTTTTCAACTTCAACTTCCATGATGTTGAATGGAAACTTAGTCACATGCTGACACTCTTCATCTTTAGAATTTAATCCAGTTGGATGACGCAATTGTAAGTCTACTGTTTCACCAATAGATTTACCACGTAGTCTCATAAAGAAATATTCTAAATCAAATATTGGTAATTTTTCTACGTCAATGTCTCCAACAACGCAATTGTTAATAATTTGCTTTACTGCCGTCATAATGGATTTTGTTTCTCCACTTTCTAATGCAAGTAAAAGAATCTTTTGCTCTTTCATTAAGAAAGGGCGATATTTTACTGACTCTCCAGTTGATGATAAAGTCAATTCAAAGATAGGTGTGTTAATTTTAGGCAAAGCCATGATGTACCTCCAAAGGTGTTAATGATTAAAATTTTCCGAGTTTAAATTTGTAATAGCGATAGAATAATGTAACGCCAAAACGTTGATACGAATTTACTTCTTCCCATGTCGCATTCATGGGTGATATGACTATAGGATAAACATCATTCAATTGATATGACATAAGAATCTTACCAGCTTCATCCATTTGTTCAATCGTTAGTGTGATGCCTCTGGCATAGTCTTGAAAATATGAAACTAAACCACCATTTGATGCGCCGTCTGCTTCTCCAGCAGGACCTATAATAGAATCTATCCAAGATTCAAAGAATACACGTTCTTTCATGTCTGCTGAACATATAATGGAAATTTGTATATCATTATACGTAACATCGTATGGGAGTTTTAATGCAGGACCACCGCCACCAGTATCATCTGATGTAGCAATAGAACGACCGGGTAACTCAGCTTTTTCACATCTAAAAACAAAATCGTCA